ATCTGCATCAACAGATCTATAAATTCTATTTTCTGCGTTTTGAATAAATTTATTTAAAACATTTGTTGTAAAAACATTATCACCAACTTCAGTGTATCCTTTTATGTCGTCTTGTAAATTTGTTAAAGTGTAAGCCATATTACTGAGGTCCTATTGTTTTTAATGTTACTGGTCCTGAGGATGTATTATAACCTCCTCCACTAATTTGTCCAGTAGTTGCTGTATCAGATCCTCCTTGGTCTGAAGTATCTGTATTGTAGTTATTTAAAGGATCTTGAAGACATCTAATTGTAGCCCCTGCAGTGTGAGCTTTAGCCGTAGAAGAAAAGGAACCTCTTACAACTCCATCTAATACATTACTAGTTATTCCTGTATAAGCTATTAGTTCTGCTGCAATAATAATAGCATTAATTGGTGTACCTCCTGAAAAGAAATCAACACTACCTGGAGTTCGTGGACTATTTATTTCAAACCCAGTTGAACTGGTTAAAGTAATTCCAGTAGTTTGAGTAGCATCAATATTTCCAACCAAAGTAGTAGTCGTGTTTGTAAAAATTCCTGGAGTAATTTTATGTCCTGAAACATCACAAATTTGAACTCCACTAAGTCCGTCAATTGTAGCTATGTTATTAAAAGCACCTGCTATTCCTGGTGGTCCTCTAAATCTTACATAACTAGAATGTTGTCTACCATGATTTTCTTCAAAAACATTTACAACAGCACTACCAGCAGTAAAACTTGTAATTGGATTAAAACTTAAAAACCTTAACGCATTTGATGGTGGTTGTTGTGGACGAGTTGTAGGTAAAGCAGTTGGGTCAGCGTGACTTGGTTTAGGATCTAGTTGTGGTTGTTTAGATTCAAATTCAGAAAAATGTACAAACAATCCATTCCATTGTGTAACCATTTCATTCCATGGAAATGCTTGGCCACTAATATCTGATATTGCTAATGCATATTTCCCTTGTGCAAATCGAGCCATAATTAAGTACCTGGGTAGTAAGATTTTGGTGTAATGAAAGTACTATTGCTTGAACCATCTGCCGCCTCCGCTCTTAGTAATTCATCTTCATAAATCATTTTTAAATTCTGTGTTCTCTCTGGAGAGTATTTTAAACTTAAATAGTAAGCTAAACCTGCACACATACAAGGTATATAAAAATAAGGAACATCGGCTGCATTAGTATAAGAACCAGCATCATCTATTCTACTCATATAATAAAACTGAATTCTATCTCCTGCTTCACTTGCACTAGGAGTTGTGTACAAAGTTATTGTAACTCTATCAATAAATCTTTGAACCCAATATTGAGAGGGTTGTCCTTGTGCTAATTTATTTGATAAAGCTGAATAAGTTGATCGTGATATTTTTGTAAGTGGACTATCTGATTGACTTGTTGTACCTGCACTACTTCTATAAGATGCTTCAAATATATCGTCAGTGCCATACAAAGCAGCACCTGCATTAGTTAATAAAGTTGAAGTGCCATCTGCTGCAGAACGATAACCAATATATTCATTGGTTCCTGCAACTAATGTCAAGTATCCATCAGCTATCTCCCAAAGGTGTATACCTCTGTTAGCCCATTCTTGAAAAAGAATATTTAACGATCTTCTTGCAGTTTTTAACTGATAACCAGCAACCCCTCTTATACCTATTCTTTCGTAAGCTTCTTCAATAATATCATCTATTGCAAAAGTCTTACCAAAGGTAGCTGTACCAGAAGTAGTGTTAGCCATGTTACGCTCCTGTGATAGTTAATGTAACGCTTCCGTCAGTTCCTGTTGTTTGTGATAATGTTGCACAAATTCCATCTTTAAACAAGATTCCAGAACCTGGAACGTACACTGCTAATCCTTCAGTATCGTATTTAAATGTCGCTTTTAAATTACCTGCTGCAGCCCCACCTGTTGTAGCTGAGTCATGTAAAAGTAAAACAGAACCTGCTTCACCTCTACCTTGAATAGAAGTAACTCTAGCTCTACCAGCTCTCAACAAAGTTATAGTACCCGTATCTTTTTGTAAGGTTGTTTGGTCGCTTGAAAATGATCCTCCGCCTGCCATAATTTTTCTCCTTTTAAATTTTATATGTGGGCCGAAGCCCACATTAAATTATTAATTAAACTACGCTGCTGTAGCGTCCCTTAAATTATTAGCTTGTAAATATGTAAATGTAACAGTGGTTTGTCCTGTCGGAGCACCCGCAACTGCACCTACTGTAGTTACTGTAGCTGTAATTTGAACATCAGAACCAAATCTATCAGCTTCATCGAAAGATCCAGTTGCTAAAGTAGAGTACTCTGCTAAAGCTTGACCATTTTGAGCAGCTAAAAAGTATGCAGCAGATCCTGTTTTCCCCATTGATATAGTACACGAAGTACCATTATTATTAACTACTGAAGTTCTTATTGTAGCTGTAAGTAATTGTGAGTTTCTTGGTATTACACCTACATTGAATGTAGTTGCTCCGGCTGCAATTGCAGTGTCAATCATAATTGATTGAGACATTACAACTTGACCTGTGTTTCTTACATTATTGCCAAGTGTTGTTCCTGTTGTATTTGAAATCGTTCCCGCTTTTATCGGTCCCGAAAATGTAGTTGTTGCCATATTAATATCCTCCTAGATATCTGAATACTGTCCCTAGGGTTGTCGACTATATGCGTCAGCATTCATTATTGTTAAATATATAGTGTGTTTTTTATATACTACTTTTTAATAGAGTGCAAGAGAGCCTGTAATGTGGAGTGAATTTTCCAACGATGTAGCTTTTTTATTAAGTAGCTACAGAAACTTGTGGAGCAGCGCCTTCAACGCTATTTTGTCTGTGAGCAATTTCAGCTTCTTCAAGCTTGATCTTAGTAATGACTTCCCTAACTTTGTCATCAATTCTGACCATTTCAAGAGTATACCTGTCTTCATTAATATGCTCCTGTTCCCACTTCAACTCCAAGGACCTTTTTTGTTTGTATAGGTCTTGTATCATCAATAACCTCCTCATAAGTTATTCGATTTATCTCGTTATTATAGTTATTTCCGAGATACTCCCATTTTATACTTTTTTCTCCTAGCTTGTCAAGTATAGCTTTTTCAACACTTTCAGCTGTATCTTCAACATGCTCAATATTAAATTTAGCATGATGATCGTAAGCCCAGATATTTATAGAAGTTTTTTTCATTTACACACCTTTATATGTAAAAAAGAGGCCGTTTTTAGGCGGCCTCTAATTAATTAATTATTAAGCACCTGCAACGCCGTAGATACCTCTATAGTCAGAAACTCCAAAAGAGTATCTTTCTCTAGCTTTGTATCTTACGTTACCAGTTGAGAAGTCACCTTCCATTTTAGTTTGGATAGGTAGTCTCTCAAAGTACTTCATTCCATTAGGAACATCAGTAATGATGTAGTAAGAATCAGGATCAGTAAGATAATGATTTACTCTGTAACCTTCAGGAACCATTCCCATGTTTTTCAGTGCATTGATATCATTATCAGCTGTTCCAACTCTTCCTTGAGACTTTAACAATCTCTCAGCGTTAAATTGATTTTCAGAAGGAACAATCATTTTCATTCCTCTAGCTGCAATTTTTAAACCTCTTTCATCAGTCATTCCAGCAATGTCAATCATCGCTTGTTCTAATGAAGTTTCGTTTAAATCCGCTGGTGTAGTAAGCGTGTTAGAAACGTTAACTGCGATCGTTGGGTGAGCTGTGTTGAATAAAGAAACGCCATCACCTGAATCAAAGTTATCCACAAGTGGTAAACCTTGGTTAAGTGGTGTAGCTGCTTTAATCTGTTTAGCGTTTGCCATAGATCTAGCTAAAGCTTTTGTATATCTAGACGCAAGTCTATCATACAAGTTGTCTTCCATTGCTTCTTCAGTTAAAGCGAATGCAAGAGCCACAGTTTCATTTGTGTATCTTGCAGTGTATGTTTCTTGTGCGTTGTCAAATGCAACTGCAGAACCTTCAGGTTTTACATAAGCATTAGCAAAGCCAGATAACATCACTTCTTCTTCAAAAGCTCTGTCTGATGTTTCTTTTGCATAAATTTCTTCATGCTCAGAATCATATCTTTTATACTCAAGGCCGAACAAGGCGTTTAAACCTGGCTCAAGCTCTTTTACGAGTTGTTGTCGTGATATAGCCATAATTTATACTCCT